ACCATCTCTTGGTATGCATACGCCTCACCGGAACCCTTCATATGCTCCCTGAGTGTCCTACCTTGATCAGGCATCGCACGTAGAATCTTGAAGAGCGCGTAGCCAGCAAGTTGGTCTTCCGTTAATTCACCCTGCCCCGCTGCTACCTTCTGGAGGACATCCACAGAGATGCTGGCTCCATTACGCAACACACTTTCCCATTCAGGTACCGTGAGGCCAGAACCTTCCAGTGCTTTGTAGATGCCCTGGATCTGTGCTTGGGGGTTATCAGGGTTCTTCTCTTTTTCCTGATTGACGATGACATCAACCGCATTGCCTTGCCTGTCCTTCTTGGAGAGGGTGGCTACCTTCCCCTTGGCACCAATAGGTTTAGAGAGGGGACGGATTACCCTGCTGGCCCCTCCATTACGGATTTGATTGGCATCATTACTCGCCTGTTCCTTGTGCCAACCCTTAATCAGCACTTCGCGATGTGCGGTGAGCTTGGCTTTCGTATTGGCTCTAATCGCGGCTCTATTGGTTACCTGTAGCTGCTCATACATATTCTGAGAGATGGCATCAGGGTTTTGTGCCCTGAAGAGATCCAGTTTTTGAACATCCAGGTTACCAGAGGAGGCAGTATCACGGAATAATACCCTCGCCTGTGTGGCACCCTCCTCCGCTATCTTCTCATTCGCGCTCTCTGCCGCTGAGACGATACTAGCTACACTATCTGCATGTTTGGGGTTGCTAATGAGTGCGGGAGTGCCATCCGCCCGTTTAGTTGTTAGTAGGTGTTTAACAACTTCCTCGTAGCCTCCAGGTTGCTCTGAGAGCCGCTTTGCCAAGTTAATGACCATGAGGTCTGTTTCGGCGTGGTCGAGGCCAAATGTTTCCTTATTGGTTTTATAGAACCCCCTGACCAAGTAATTGACGTTCGCAGCGGTTTCGCTTGGATCATCCCCCCTAGCCGCCCCCCGGAGAAGTGCCTCATCCACCATGTGGGACATAGTTTCAGAAGTTTCTGTTTTGGACTTTTCTCTAAACTGATTGTCAGAATTTTGAGTATTGAGCTTAATAGCGTCCAGCTTGAGACGGTTCCACACGTCATAGGAGCCTGACTTGTAGTGGGGGGACATGCCTTCAGCATTAGGTGTGAAGGTGTCCAACCACTCACCAAAACCCTGTCCTGATTTGGCAAACTCGCCACGGTCATAAGCGGACTGCATTTCACTTCCTGCCGCATATGCCTTATTCATACCAACCAGCTTGTCCAACGCCGCGAGAGTGAAGTTGTTATGGCGTTGACGCATAGGGTGGTTGGGGTCTTCCACCATGGCTTGCTGTTCAGCGAGTGTCAGACCATGCAGAGTGCCCTTTGCGATGTCTGTTGCTTCTGACTTCTGCTTGGCTTCTTTTCTTACCTCTTCAGCTTCCTGCGCGGCTTGGTACCGCGACAATGCGGGTGCAACCCCGGATAATGCGGTGGCGAGGCGACCAGCCCTTGTTTCACTAGGACGTTGTACAGGAGGGGCTTGGACAAAGGTGTCTACCGGAGACGCTACAACAGCTAAGGATTGTCGCGAACTAGGGCGGAAATTGACTTGCTTACGCGCCATCTATGAACCCTTTCTGCGAGGCTTGGCATAATCTATAGCTGCTCCAGCTATCCCAGCCCCTGCACCAAGCAAGCTGGGCTGTGTTACAGGAACTCCTTGTGAACGAGATGCCCTTCTAGCGCCAGCGCCAGCGCGTTCATTGGCTATCTGTTCCAACCTGTTATCCCTGTTAATACGGATACGCTCTTCTGCACGGCCTTCTTCTGCGTACACATCCGCTATCAGACGATCAACGGAGAGACCGGACACACCAGCATCAGCAGCAGATGCTTTAGCCGCTGAAGCTGCCCGTAAGGAATCTAAGTTAAGATCAAAAGCATCCCCAGAAGCTTGTGCTTTCACCTGATTTTCTTGATCAGCGAGTGCATTGGATTCGATCTGGAATGAGGCCTGAGCATTTTGTGCGTTAATAGCGTTCTGGCGTTCCTGTTGGTCCGCTGCATCCTGCTGACCCATATAGTCACTGACAGTGGAAATGGCAGATACGGCAAGACCAGCAGCAGCAATACTACACATCAGTATGCCTCCTTATAAAATGGGTAAAAAAGCTCCCCATTTATCAAAGAGGGGACAGTTTTATTAATCGTGAAACCAAGGAATCCCAGCCATCGTATGGCCTTTGCATTCTTGACATGGACATGGTTGTGCAAACGCAGATACTTAGTCTGCCACCTCGCCACCATTCGCCTACTCTCACGCAAGAATAAAGCAGCCTTTGTCTCCATCGACTTATCAAAGTCGTCAGTCACTAGCATCCACGGTATGCCGACATCCTTGTTCTGAGTGAAGCTTACGCCGCAAACGCCAACCACCAGACCCTCATCAACAATGGTGTTACACTCCGCGCTGTACGCAAATGACTGAGCTAAAGCCTGGGCGGCAGACCTACCGGTCTGAGCTTCCGCTTCAACACGGTCTTCGTGACGTAAACCTTCTTCAACAATGTCTAGGTCTAAGAGACACGCTGGCCTGTACCCTGTTAACATTGTTAAACCCTCTTCGTTTTGGCGATGAATATTCCTTCCCATTCGGCGCTTTGAAGAGAACAAGGTAAATGGCTGTCGCTGGAAATAGTGACATCCACTTGGTGCGCTCCTGCTTTGACCGGGAAGGTAAACATGCCGTCGCTGATAGGGGCGCTACCAACCGGGTTTGTCCCTTCTCCCAATATTCTTCCTGTGAATTTGTATTCGAAAGTGTCCCGGTATTTAGGCGTTACCTCGACTTTGAAATACCCGGTATTAGCGTAGAGAATGCGCCACCGATTAAGCTGAAGCCGCCCATCTGTTCGCGCACTGTCCCCCCCACCAAACCCTGATGACTTCATGATCTGCTCAGACATGCCATATGTGAACGTGAACACTGCCCCTATGTAGCAATCGTCGGCAGAATAGTCCCCGGTAACACGCAAGGTTGTGCTAGACGGGCGCGTGGGTATTGGGAGGATCTCACCCTGGTTACCGTCGAACCCGACACCACCTCCAGTGACGATACGGTAGTTTGATTCGCTAGGTTCTGTATGGGTGTATGGAAGCGTCCAAGTTGTCCAGTGATTGGTGCTGTCATAAACACCTGTGATGGACTGTTTGCGATCAAGGTGGACTAGATACTCTAGGTCGTTTTCCGTGCGTTGGGATGAGAAGTCGAGTTTGTCTAGAAACATCCCACCGGTACGGTTCACTACCATGTACATTATGCCGTCGATGATATCGATACCTAGAATTTCATCGCCATCATCAAACTCCCAATAAGACCATGACGATTGCAATTTATCATCACCGGCCCAATGGTAGCGGTAAACCCATACACGGTTATCGTAAGTACCATCCCCAACTACTAAGATACTATTAACGTCGGATGAACCAACGATCATACGCACACTGTCAGAAGGGATCATGCTTGGTACATGAGCGGTAACCAGTGAGGCGTCTTTCAGCCCAGTGTTGTCCTGTTGTGCGAAATACTCCCGAAGTCCGGCCCAATCCCCGGCCTTTGTCACGAAGTACATGTCATGCCCACTTGTGATGGGCGCGATATCGGGGTTCATTGAGAACTCAGTCGATGGCTTCATCTGTACCGTATTCGGCGTAAGCACCTCACCGTCCGTGGATAGCGAGAACTGAACCCCATGGGAGGTGAGGATCATCTGCTCATTCATTGGGACTGCGTGATGCAGGATAGAAACCTGTTGGTGGGTTGACGCAATATCTATCGGGTCTGTATCCAGTACCGTAGTGACGGTCTCTGGCCAGAAATTGAAGAAGTCAGCAGTGCGCGACATAATGACGTTTTCATCGGCAAGGAACCCAAGGCGATTCCTGTAGAAAAATACACCGTTTAGTTTTTCACCAATGAAGCTTGGGTCAGCAGCGGATACATCATCCCCAGCACCTCTACCATCCCAAGAGATCTCTTCAAATACAAAGGTATCCAGTGCTGTCCGTACCAATTGATGCGGCATCTCACTGACATCGAAATTATCATCTAGCCCTGGCTTAACGGTTTCTTCCCAGTGCCCACCAGATGCATTAGTGTCATCGATATATTTGACCCACCAATTATCATAGCTGTTGTCTTCTGTACCAGCGATCTCAATGGTGAACCCATCATACCCTCTCTTAGGCAGATCCTTGAATTGTTGGGTTTTACCCTTCAACAGGATCATCCCACTTGAACCTTCACTATCGTAGGCTTCGATATCGAAGTCAGACCCATCCGTCTTCTTTATGTAAATAACATTACCGTTCAGGGCCACGGAATACCCAGTAGCTCCCGCTACTAAATCATCATAAAGCTCTGACGCGATGTTCGTGGTCTGGATGTCTGTCGCATCAGTAGTACTAGTCGTGAATGATGCTTCCTCCGTCCCGTCCAGTTTGATCTGGTAGTAAGCACCGTAAGCCCCCTTGCTGACGTGTATCATCGCATCTGGATCACGGTCTGCGGACGCTGCCCCAGATTTTGCAGTGGTCTTATCCCGGTTCACTAGTATCGTGTAGTCCGCGATTGACACGGCTCTCATACGGGATACCTCAGAGGAGGTGGGCAGGTACCCCTTGCCGTCTGGGTATGTAACTGTGCATGTGACGCCTGATGTGAGGTTGTAGACCTTGAGATCCCCATTCAAAACAACCACAGCATACCGTTCACTTGAATCCCGGTTAATGAAATGGACGTATGCTCCTGAGAAATCGGAGGTAGACAATCTTGATACGTGTTCGGTTGGAGGCCTCTTCGACAACCCATCTACTAAAGATGATAATCCATTGATTTGCGTCTCGCATTGAGATGCTAATCTAAGGGTTGCAGGTTGCTGGCTGATCCCGTTCGTTAGATTGGGTAAGCTCCGACTTATCGGAGTCGCCATCACCAGCCACCATTGATCTTACGCTTTAGCGTATTGAAGGTAGTCAGGTTGGAGTACAAAGCATTGTAGTCTGATGTCGCTGAAATAAAATCTTCAAAGGATGCTTGGGAATCTCCAAGTCCCTTGATGATCGCCTCGTCTGGATCAGTCTGGAAAGTTTCGTGGTAGAACTCCACGGCTGATTGGTATATGAAGTACTGCCGTACCGGCTCTGGTAGCTCATCCCAGGAGTAGTGGCGCACTATATCGCAGTACATACTTGACTGTGTGAAGACGAAGGTATGGTTCTTCCGGTCCCACATCTTCGTTCCACGCTGCACAGCGTCTATTGAGATTGATGTGTGCGTCGGGTCAATACGTAAAGCGTCTGTTGGTACGGTAAACTCGCCGTCAACATTAGGGAGTAACTGGTATTTCTCATCTGTGTTGAAATGGTACCCCCGCGACTGCTCCCGCTTCGACACCTGTCGTAGCGTTGTTTTCGCGCTCATCGCATCGGAAAGTTGGGGGTTGTCCAGATCATTGACAGGACTTTCTCCAATCGTCTTGAGGAGGAAGTTAACCGCCTCCAGTTCCGTCGTTAATGATGTCATCGGGGGTACCCTTTAGATTATACCAGTGCGTTGATGGCGTCCCAGATCTTCCTGGCATCTTGGTTTGACGCTTGAACCCGCACTTCATTACCGTTCTCGTCATCGAACGTCATCGAACCGTCCTCGTATCTGGCGAACGACAAACTTGCGGTGGAAGCCCCCTTCTTGACCGTCAAGGTCGCGAGGGCTGTGTAAGTTTTTGCAACCATGATGGTTGTCTCCTCTTCAAAAGAAAAAAATGGGAGACCCAGTGCTCAATGAAGAACATGGGTCTCCCATTTAGTTGGAGCGGTACTGCTACTGCTACCTGAGTTTTAGCTCTAGGCTACGCTCAAGGTAGTGGCGCACTCAGGACGGAGGATGCCGTGACCAAGCAAGTACTTGGCGACAGTCAAGGTGCCCTGCCAACGCTCCATATACGGATCACTGCCGATCTTCAGATCACGCAGCTTCACCGTACCAACTGCCTTCTTTTGCCAACAGGCTACGGCTACGTCGGTGTTGTCGTAAGTGTAGGTGTTCACCTCACCACTGACGCCAGCGTAGTCGTCCTGGGGCAGAAGGTTGGTTTTAAGCAACTCAATGTCTGCGACCTTGGCGATTTGAGCTTTCGCCAGATCACCATTGTTGGAGGTCCAATCACGGTCAATGAACTTGGTGTTCTGCGCCAGCAAGTAGTACTGAGCAGGGAGCATCGCGCAATATCGATCTTCACCAGGAATATCATCACCATCCATGGTCTCAGCAACGTCGAAAAGCCCACCCGCAAGGATATCGGAATCAGTGCGGTAAGACGCATTGACAAGGTCCGTACCAGCAGGAGCGCCGGTCACAGTTGGGGTAGACGTAGACGCAGCAAGGATAGCCATTCGCAGCACGTTCTTGTCGAACGTGGTTGCGAGAGCTTCACCCGCTTCGAAGCTATAGATCGAACGATAATCGAAGTGAGAGATTGCCTCATCAATGTCTGGAATAAACACATCAGAGATCAACTTACTGTCGATTGAGATGGTACGCTCGTTCGCGTTGCTGGCTTGTCCAGTGATCTCTTCACCGGGAACGTGATAGGCCGCACTTACACGCCAAGTGGCAGGGAATTGCGCTGACTTGCCGTGTTGGATTGTGCGCTCAATATGCCGCCCCTTGGTGATGGTTTTCTGTGCAAACGCAGTAAGCACTTCACCGCCATACACTTCAAGGAAGTTGGCTAGGGCATTACCAGCACCATTGGCTTGGCCTACCCTAATGTTTGTCATATCAGCCATAAATATTGGCCCTTTGCTGTTGAAGGAAAACGACTCCAACCGCACGTATCACTTGATTGTTCCGGTCCCTCTGGCCTCGACCTTGGATTATCGGAGTTCTCGTTGGCGTATGGTTTGGAAATTTGTCCGGTAAAATGGACTAATAAAAAAATGGGAGGGCTACTTCATTCACCCTCCCAATAACCTATTCACTATCCGAATAGATTTGAACGTGCCAGTTTTGACTGCACGTCCTGTTGATAGGCCGGATCTTCCCGATACCGCTTATCACGCATAGCAGCCACCACTTCATTTTGGGATCGAAATACATCCCCAGCGGCACGACTACCCGTCTTATTACCCTGGATTAACCCAGGTTCCGCATCGCCCCTCATACGGGCGCTCATTGCTCGTATCGCAAACTCAGTAGCTGCCGGGTTATCTCCCTGCACAACTTCATTATAACTTTCGACTTCATCGACACTGAGGTTAGACCTCATCCAGTTGCCCATCTCAGTGTACGCAGCGGCACCTCCCACAACATCCATCATGCGATTGGTTGCAGCAGTCGCTGTCGCGGTTTGACCATTGATGTATTGGTCAACCATGGCGCGGTCTATACCTACTGCTTCAAGTTTACTGTAAGTAGTATCCGCTAACACGCCGGTAGCTTCCCACTCGTTCGTGGCATCCTGGATGGGATTGCCACTAGGTGGTGGTGGGGTTGTAGCAGCATCCGACTGCTCCCCGGCAGGGGCACCCTCCTGTGGTCCCTGTTTTAGCTTAGTGTACTCAGCCTGGAGAGATTGGTAGGAGGCTAACATATCTTCACCGGTTTGGAATTGCTCCGGGAGCCAACCTGGACGGCCCTCTGTGGGCGCGTTGTCAGTAGAGGTAGGTGCGTTACCACCGGCCTCAAGGTTCTCAGTGTTAACTTCGATCTCCATTAGAACCGCCTCACCGTTGTGCCTTCACCCCGATTAATCAAGATGTCACCACGGTCATTCTTCATAGTCACTTTCAAATTAGTAGAACGTACATTTGGCAAGATGCGGTTGTCGTTTACATCCCCACCCTCTGCACCAGCGGGTTCTTGTCGAGCACCTACAATGTCTTTGTTCGCCTCTTGTTGAGCCTGGAGGTCGCGATGCATCTTATTTTCAGCTTCTAGGGCCTCCATACGCTTCTTCATCTCCACCATGTCATCTGGTGTAGCGGTAGGCGTCTTTAGTTCAAGCGGCTTGGCTTTCCCCATTATTTGAAATCTCCTGTTGTTGTTGCATCATTTGACCAGCTTGGTTCACAGCGTTTGGCCCAAGTTCCTGCACCATTTGCATCATTTGAGCCTGTTGCTGTTCAGCCTGGATTTCCTCATCGGACTTAAATAGGCCCTCAGTATCAACTCCTCTAGCCGTGAATATACGTGTGGCTAGGTCACCTAGATTAACTCGCTGGCCGATCTCAGGTGGTAGGTTTTGTAAAATTGCTAGATCTTCTAGTGCGGAGCGGAGGTTGGTGATGTCCTGCCCACGCCCTAACGCTTCAACGCCTGTCACTATGATAGGCTTGATGTCATCTTTGGGCAGTTTCGGGATGCGTCCCTTCCCCTCCAGCCGCCATTGAAGGCGCTTGATAAATGGTAGCTGTAATTCTTGTGACAGCAAGGAGTACACACCACCAAGACTATCCTCCAATTCAGAAGCGATAAAACGGATCTCTTCAGCCGTTACACGTTCTGCGTCCCGCACCGCTTGCGTGGATAGAAGGAAGGCAAGGTTAAGGCGCTGCTCAATGCCAACTGCTTGGGTTTGAGCGACACGTATATCAATGCCCTTATCTGCTTGCCATGTGGTCAAGTCATTTTCAAGGTCACCAGTGATTATGGCCCCGTTCTCCGCTTTCGCGAAGTCCTTGATCTTGGTCTTACTGTTTGGTCTTTTACCAATAACCACTTTAGCGGCAATTGCAGCACCTTCCACAATGGTCTGGGATAGGCCCTCCAACGATTGGAGATCACCGTAGTACTCTTCTACATATCCCCTACCATAATCCTCATTAGAGATCGCTGACCAACGCAATGCCATGAAGGGGCACCGGTCCCTCTTATATGACCCGGTATTTACGACAAGTCCCGTAACCTCCTGCTCCATCTCCCACTTACCCTCATCGGATAAATAAGTTCTAGTGTACAGAGGCAGATCCTTATCAACGCCCGTGTGCTCTTCGATGTCTTCAGACAGTTGATCAGCTATTTCACCTGGGAGAGTTTTCCTATCCAGGTACTCCACAGTGATGACCTCTAGGAGGTTACCTTCTGCATCTCTACGGGCGACAAAACGATCCAGGTGGAACACTCTGATATTGGTGCCTTTAGTAGGCATGAAGAGCAGGACATTACCTGCAACAATTAGATGCTTTAACGACTCCACTAAATCAACCCGATAGCCGGATTCAGCATCATTAAATTCTGTTTGCAAGGCACGTTCTATTTTGCCCAAACCCTTCTCAACTTCCGCCCTCATGCCCTCTTGCTGGGTCAATTCTTCCAGCGTGAAGTCATCGATCTGGAATCGGAAGAAGGGGATGTTCGCAGGGAACGCTGCGAGGAGCATCTTGGCAGCTAGATTGTTTACGCCACGGGCACCCACACTCTGCCATGGTGTAGAGAACGATTGTGTTTTGTCATGACCTTCGGGCGGCAACAGACCTGGGATCGTCAGCTTCGATGCTTCTCTTGCACGATCCAGGAATGGCCGTCGATTGTTCTCTAGTTTCGCGTATCTAGAGGCTATTACGCCTTCTTCGGATTTGTTCATACCGCAAGCCTACTCTTGCCCCGCTTCCCGGCGCTGACTGACAACCGGTCACTATCACGAACCATCTTACCTCGACCACGTCTTGTCGCGCCGCCAAGTGGGGAAGCTCCCACCTCTGGTTCCGGTTCCGGTTCAGCCAAAGGGATTACAAGGGCCATATCATCCAACTCTCGTTGGCTGGGACCACCTATATCACCTTGGGGGCCGGAAGATCCTTGGGCT